TGGAAATAGTGGTCCCCCAGGAGTAGGTAATGCAGGTGGAGCTGGAGGGAATACTGCAATAACAAATGTAGGTACTGTTAATGCGGGTAATGGTGGAGCTGGAGGGGCAAATGGTGCAGACGGAAATGCTGGAACAGCACCAGGAGCATCTCTTGGTAACCTTAATAGGCAATTTATAGTAGGAAGTGTGCAAGGAGTTGGAGGTAGTGGTGGTAATTATATTCCAGATACGGGTGGTGGTAATTCAGGTAGTGCAGGCGTTGCGGGATTTTTAATAGTTTTTGAAAACACAGGTACTTAAATATGTCTTATTTTATTTTTTCTAAAAATTATGAAAATTTAGAAGGCTCAATTTATAAAATTGCAGAAAATGAATTTGATTTAAATAATTTAAATATTATAAAATCAGATTATAAAATAATTGAGGATTCACAAATTAATTTTGATGCTGTAAAATATGGCACAAAAAATATTATAAAATATAATAATACTATTACATATGAAGATATATCTACTATTTTTGCAGATTCTAAGAAAGACGGTGTAGTTGTTAAATCTGGTAAAGAGTCTTTAAACGAATATATTTCTAGTTATAAAATTTATATAAAACAATTTACTGATAATAATATTAATCATCCTCTGTATAGTCGTTGGAATAATTATTATAGTCAATTAAACACTTTAAATTTAGATTCTATACAGTACCCATTAAATATATCCTTAGAACAATATTTTAAAGATCAAAATCAAACTTCTTTAAATCCTTTACAAATACCTTAAAACTGCTATTAATATAGTATGTTTGAAAAAGTTATTGAATTTAGTTCTCACGAAAATTATTTTGCATTGAAAGAAGATTATCCAATTCCTGTAAAATTAAATATTCCAGGGTGGTATAAAAAATTAGAACATACTATTTTAAATAAAACTGTTAAAGGATGCATGCCTTTTTTAGATTCTTTAACGGCGGGTTATTTACTAAAAATGCCTCAAGATTTTAACTTAAGACATAATGTAGATAATAAAAATGAAAAAGGAGAAATAGTTAAAGACTCATTTCAAACTTATGGACTATGCGAAGAATCATTATTATTAAATGCCAAAAAAATAAATTTAAATTCTGGTATTGATATTCATTCACTAAAACAATTAGAAGGATCTCCTTTTATTGAAAAAAATAAAAATTTACCATTTTATAAAATCATAAATCCTTGGAAAATAAAAACACCTAAAGGTTATTCTTGTTTATTTGTACCACCATTAAATAATTCTGATGATAGATTTTCTGTAATACCAGCAATAGTAGATACGGATACCTTTACAAATGAAATTAATTTTCCAATAATTATTAATGGGGATAAATACCCTGTTCTAGAAACAACGATAGAAAAAGGAACCCCTTATGTTCAAATAATTCCATTTAAAAGAGATTCTTGGAAAATGAGTTTAAAACCTAGAAAACAAGAAGAAGTACAAAACTCTAGACTTTTTTATGGATTAAAATTAATAAATATTTATAAAGATAAATATTGGAATAAGAAATCATGGAAATAAAAAATTTTATTAAAGTATATGACGAAGTACTTCCTTGGAATGTAGTCTCTAATTTAATACGCTTTGCTAATTATTCTAATTTTAACGAAGCTAAAATTGGAGGTGGTGATGAAAATAAAAAAAATTTTAATATTAGAAGAGCATATACATTACCTTTGTCTAACTTGAACAACTCTATTTCTAATGTCCACTGGTTTAATTTGCTTTATTTTTATTTTAATAAAAATTTAACTCAATATAAATTTGATGCAAATATTTTAGATTATGATTATAGAAATATTTTTGATATAGAAATTTTAAAATATGAAAATACTGGTTTTTATACTTGGCATGTAGATCATTTTGCTACTGTTCCAAGAACAATGAGTTGTATTTTATTATTAAATAATGATTATGAAGGCGGTAATTTATGTTTTAGAAATCCAGATGGAAGTGATGAACGGGAAGTAGAAGTTAAACCAAATAGAATGATTATTTGGCCAAGTAATTTTTTATATCCACATACAGTAAAACCAGTGACGAAAGGAAAAAGGTATTCAGTAGTAGCATGGGCACTATAAAAGATTTTAAATATAAATTAATTAAGAATTTTTTAACAAAAGAAGAAATTAAATTATTAACGGATTATTGTAGAATAAAACATAGAATAAATTTTGATTCTTTTGATTTTGTTCAAAGCGATAATGGAGATACCTTTTTTTATGCAGATCCTCTAATGGAATCTTTAATGGTTAATAAATTAGATTTAATGCAAAAAGAAACAGGGTTAGAACTACTTCCCACATATGCTTTTTGGAGAATGTATACAATAAATGCTGATTTAAAAAAACATACTGACAGACCCGCCTGTGAAATAAGTGTTACTGTTATGATCGGATCCGATGGAACTAAATGGCCAATTTTTATGAATGGTACTGAAATTAATATGGAACCAGGGGATGCTGCAGTTTATCTTGGATGTGAAATAGAACATTGGAGAGAAGAATTTAAAGGGGACTGGCATGCTCAAACATTTTTACATTATGTAGATAAAAATGGATTGAATAAGGAATGGTTTAAAGATAAAAGATTAATTTATGGAATACAAAAGTGAAATTTAAACAATACGAAAATGGATCTTGTGATATAGAGTTTTCTTGGAAAGAAAGATTTTTACTTTTTAGAAAAGGAAAACTTCATTTATCCGATGAAAATTTGAGACATTTTGGTAATAATTTAGTTAAAATGGTTGCGGATTGGCAAATTAAATTTAAAGAAGATATTGCTAATAAACAATCTTTCACAGATCAAAAAATAAATGGAGAATAGAAATTTTTTTTTAATTAAAAATAATTTTATATCTATTGAAAATTGTAATTTTATAATAAATTTATTTAAAGACAAAACAGAAAAACAAGTTTTAAATGGTATAAATTATTATCATTTTTTAAAAGAAGATATGGATAAAATTAGTTTTATCCATGAAGAAATATTGAAATTATTTGGTGAATACCGATCTATTTATCCAGAAATTGATATAGTATTTGGGACTAAAATTTTAACTGAGTTTAAATTTAAACATTTTAAACCTGGAAATTATTTTAATCATTGGCATTCAGAACATAGTTGGAAAGAATTGAAAAGAATTGCTGGATTTACTATATATTTATCCGAACATAATTGCGGAACAGAATTCTTTGATGGAACGTATATTAAATCTGAAATTGGAAAAGCAGTTATTTTTCCTTGTTCCTTTACTCATACACACAGAGGTCAACCTTGCCCAGAAAAAAAAGATAGGTATTTACTTACAGGATATTTACATACAGTTGAAAATGAATTTACTAGTACTTAATTTATTTTATTTTTTTTAAATATGAATTACAGTTCCAAGAATTATTTATGCCCCAAAAATCACAATAATTTCTTTGTATTTCATATTCATTATGGTCTAATAAAAAATCTTCTAAAATAATATGTTTGTCTAAGCCAATTGTATCTTCAATAATTAAATAATCATCTTTTTTAAGAAAAAGATCACAATATTTTGCAATATTATATGTATTTACATGGCAATCTTCAATTATAATTATTGGTTTTTCCAATGATTTTAAAAAATCTAAATTTTTTAAAACATATTCTTTTATATAATTACAATCTAATTCAATAAATTTAATTTCTTTTTCTATGTTTTTATATAATTTTTTATTTATATCAAACGTAATTATATTTGTTTTTATATTTAAAGATTTTAAAGTATCATAAAAAAATAAAGCACTACCTCCTTCATAGGTACCAAATTCTAAAATTGTTTTTGGTTTAATATCTTGAAACAATTGAATATATGTTGTTAAGGACATTGGGTCCTTCATTAAAGTTAAATTTTTCCATTTAAATTTGTTCCATTTAGTATTTTTTATATACGCAGAATAATTAGGAAAAAGTTTATCAACTTCATGAATTATACTAGTATTTATTATATTCTTTATAACTTTCATTAACTTAATACTTATCGAAATTAACTCATAAGATCAACAAAGATCTTATAAAAATATAAATAAAATTTACAAAAAATAACTCTATATTTCATCTTAATAAAATATGGGGTATAATGAGGTATGCCATTAAAAAAGATACCCTTACCTTCAGGCTTTGATAAGAATGATACAGCCTCTCAAGCAGAGGGTCGTTGGATTGATGGAGATAATATACGTTTTCAATACGGATCCCCTGAAAAGATAGGTGGTTGGCAACAAATTAATACATCTATATTAGTAGGGGCAGCTAGAGACATACACTCTTATTTTGATTTAACTGGTAGACGTTATGTGGTTATTGGAACAAATAAAGTTTTATATGTTCTTTTTGATGGAGAGTTTTATGATATTACACCACTTAAAACAGCACTAACAAGTTGCACCTATACATCAACTACAGGTTCTACAACAGTTACAATTAATAAATCTGCTCATGGTTTATTGGTAGGAGACTTAATTAAGTTTTCAAGTGTAACAACACCAGGGCCAACTACAACAAGTTTTACAGCAGCAAATTTTACAACTAATTCATTTGA